CCATCTAAATCAAACTTAGCAAATACTCCCATACCCTCAATGGGCGAGTAGTCTAAGTGTACAATGTCTGGAAGAGGGCGATAAGTATTTTCAAATCTGTCTTTGCTCACTTTCTTCTTCTGCTACTAAACTAAAATTACATTCATTCATATTGGACACTCTATACTGAAAGTCTAAAGCATCGCTTAGTCTTTCAAATGTATATACTGCCTCTACAGGTTTGTCTTTAAACTCAACCTTTACTTTGTAGTTAAATTTCATAATTAATCCACTCGTGATATTACTTGGGGAATAATTCCCCCTGCCCTTATAACCTCTACTGTACAGCCTATCTCTAATCCAAGACCTTCAATTACTGCAGTATTATGTAAAGTTGCTCTTGATACTATAGCGCCATCGATATTTATTGGCTCTAGTACAGCCACTGGCGATATTGCACCACTTTTTCCTACTTGCCATAGTACATCTAATAGTTTTGTTACTATGCCATCAGGTTTTTCTTTTAAAGCAAAAGCTCCTCTTGGGTGTTTTGATGTATAACCAAGTTCTTCAAAGTAATTATTACTATCTACTCTGAATACCTCGCCATCATGAGGAAACTCTAAATAAGGACTATCTATGCAGGTTTCAAATCCCCACTCATTAAGTTTTATTAAATTATCAGTATAAGACTCCTCTAAGTAAGGCTGTATTCCATATGCTATAAAGAATACTTGTCTTTCTTTGAACTGAAATAAAGATTTTAAACTTAATGCTCCCGCTGCATAATTTCTTGCATTGGGAATTGTTTTAGGAGCCACTAACTCTCCTGTTATTTGAATAGGTATTGCTGTGGCTTCTTCGGGTAAATCGAATTGTAATAATTCTCTCATTTGTGGAGTACAATCTAGTCCTGCTTTACCATCTCCTCTAGTTAATGCTTGATTTAACTTTCCATTTAAGTATGTTAAAGCTACTGCAGCACCATCTAACTTAGGAGAAACTACTACAGGGTTTCTTCCATAATTGGGAGGCTTATCTCCTTCATAGACTTTTTGTAAAGAATACATAGGGTATAGGTGGTTAAATCTAGAATCTCTTGGCTCAAGTTCATGTCCAATATCTTCTATTAAACCTGAACGCTTTTCTAATACATCATATAATTCATCAGGTATTAGAGGCATACCATTATAATATGCTATTCTAGCTCTATTGATAAATGCTTCAAGTTCTGTTGTAGGATTATAACTCATCTTCCTATGTCCTTTATTTCATTTTTAGGTATAACTTGATAGGCTCCTTTGTTATATGCTGGAGCCACAGTATGTTTTCTACTTTCTTCAAGTTTCCAGTCTGTTTTTGTTGTAGAATTACTCGAAACGGATTTAAGTCTTTCAAGAAACTCCTCTTTCGTAGAGCAAGGTTTCTTGGCGCTCCGTAAGGGATTTGAACCCTTGCTAACTGCTCGACAGGCAGTCGTCCTGACCTGACTAGACGAACGGAGCTTTCCTTTTCGTTTGAGTTTGCGACCGAATTGGTCATAATTCATACTACCTTTAATAATCATAAATATATTATACTAAGTTTTAAACTAAATGTCAAGAACTATTTTTAGGTGAGGTAAATTTGGTCTAGGACTTCTTTAAATTCCTGCTCAATAACTTCTTTGCTCTCGGCAAGAGAAACTATTTCAAGCATTCCAGCAAGTAAGTTCCTAGTATTATTGAAATCTATCGGCATGGTAATGCCATCTTTACTAGGTTTCCAAACTTCTTCGAAGTCTAGATAGTATTTTCTTATTGATATGTATTCTGTGTCTCGGAAGGTATTTATTACAAGACGCACTTGTTCTGTGTCAGTTTCCTGAATTACTTTTTCATAGATACTTGGTGCCGTTAAATCAATCATTTTTTAGTATCTTGTTTAACGGAAGTATACTTATTACACTTTTAAATTTAAGTAATCTATAAGAGTCAGTATCCCAACAAAACAAAAGTACTGTGGAAGCATCTTCCTTTGCACGAGTTTTCTTTTCTTGTATATACTTCGTAGAGAAATCTCTAGTACATATATTGTATTTTTGTTTTCTTGACCTTAAACTTTTATAGGTTATTACTGCATCCCCTGCTTCATCAACCTTCTTCTTGAAGTCGTCTTTTGTCATTTTTCCTCCGAACTAATCCAACAAAATCTTTTGAATCGTTAGTTGTCGAGGTGGTAACAACAGGTACAGTAAAAGCAAGGGGCTAATTACAACCCCTTGCCAGCAACAGCAATGCTAACTGTGTATGTTCTCTACTATATTGGCAAAGTAAACGGCTGCTTTTCCAGTAAGCTTAGCGATAATTGCTTCATCAACATTTTGTCCAGCATCTACTAGAACAGAAGTTAATTTAGCTTGTGCATCAGCTACACTCACTCTTCCGCCACCATTTCCATTTGATTTACTTGATGTAGAAACAGGGTTCTTTCTTACATATACTCCAGCTTTTGTGAGTATCATTCTTACCCCGTTTGGAGATTCGCCTAGCTCTTCAGCTATATCTTTAACTATCTCCACAGAAGTATCAGGTGTTGGTTCTGCTTCCTGATACATTTCAACTGCTTGCGCTTTCTTTGCATCGTCCCATGCCATTCGTTTTCTCCGTGTTTTTCCAAATTTCAATTCATATTCGTTACGAGTTGATGTGTTTCTAAAGCCAGGTGCCCAACCAGTTGCTTGAATCATTTGACTGTAAAATCTATCACTCATAACTTACTTTTTCTAATTATTATATTATACTAAAAATTAGAGGTGAAGTCAAGAACTATTTTTCACTTACTTAGAAAAATGCTTAGATAATGTATCTAATTCTTCCTCAGCAGCGGCTAACTTTGAAAGTTCTCCTCGCATTGCTTCTATGATGTCTGGGTGTTCTCCAATCCCAACAGGGTTAGATAAGTAAACACTTAGATTTGCTTTATGTTTTGCTATTTCTCCAGTCAAGTGTATTATTAATAATTTTAATAGTTCATTTTCCATCTTCTTCTTTCCCTATAATAAAACTTTTTTGATTATGAAGCCATTGTTGTAAAAGTACAATTTGCTTTAATTGATGTGAGCTATCTTCAGAATTTACTAACTTTCTTTGATGCAGGTCTATTGCTCTAACAATGTTAGCTACATGGTCTTGCCACTCAACTCTGTGAGGGGTTGTAAATTCTCTTTTGGGCATTTTATTGATTATGCTTTCTTTTTGCAACTTTTCCTTCCCAATCTTCGATAGCCTTTCTTATTCCTTCTTCTGCTAAAATTGAACAATGCAACTTAATTGCAGGAAGGCTTAAGGCTTCAGCGATTTCTTTATTTGTTATTTGTTTTGCTTCTTCTATTGTTTTGCCTTGTAGCATATCTACGAACAAAGATGAAGAAGCAATGGCAGAGCCACAACCATAAGTCTTAAATTTGACTCCATTTATTATTCCTTCATCATTGAGGCGAAGTTGTAGTTTCATAACATCGCCACACGCAGGTGCCCCAACCATAGCTGTTGCTACATTGGGTGCCTGTGGGTCATATTTACCAACTGCAAAGTCCTTTGGATTTTTAAGGACTTTCTCAAATCTATCTACTACTTCTTTACTGTATGCCATTATACATTCATTCCCATCATTCCTTTTGCAAAACCTTTTATGAAATCATCAGTTACACTAGGTATTAACATAACTAAAATCAAAAAAGGCATAACTAAAGAGAACATAAAGAATACTATAAGGGCGGCTCTAACTTTTAGCCTAACCATTATATTATTCGGCTGTGCTGCTCTAACAAAGTTCCACGCAGGTATGTATAAACTATACATAGCTGTTAAAACTCCTGCAAAATAGAATACTGCTATTGTGGTGGTTAATTCCATATTTATTTCCTATCACAAGTATTTTTCCAAGTGTTTAATACTCCCTATATCATAAGCGAGAGCAAAACTATAATATCCTGCTTTTCTTCCATCAAGCCACGGCATGAGTGTATCACTTAAATCGCACGGCGTTAAAACATCAACTTTATATCCTCTAGCGCCATACTTTTGTAAGTAATCACATTCTTTTAAACCAGGCTTACTTCTTTGATATTCAACTGTAAGTTCGTATTTAATTATACCGAAGTTGTTTTCTCTTGGAAGCCAAACTTTTTCGCCCACTTGGAATTCTTCTGCTACACATTCATCAGGTAAAAGTGTATCTCTCTTTTTATCATAATTAGAAGGTTGTTTTTGTGGAACTCCCAGTCTATTTATGATATTTTTTACAAATGCAGGAGAACGATACATTCCCTCTGCAATGTTAGATACATTTTGTCCGTCTATGTAGCCCCTTACGACTTGACTTATTTCTTCTTGAGAAGCAGCTTTGCCTCTCTTTTCTGCTTTAAACCTCTCCTTTCTAGCAAGAGTTTGTTCAAAGTCATCTATTATATTCTGAAGTCTGGTCGTGTTATACCTAATGTTCAGAATTTCACAAGCTTCTTTTTTCGTAATAGGACTATCTTGTCTTAATAAACTAATAACCTTACTGATACTTTCATCAGTAAGGTTCTCATGAGCTTTCTTTTTTACTACTCTCATTGGGCAGTAATCCTTTTTTCAGTCCAAGCTAGTTCTTCTTCCCACCACTCTGGTTGTCCTCTGACCTTCCAAGTTGCGAAGGTACCTTTATCTTCATGGTAGAACTTTCTGTACGCCTGAACTGCATTATCTCCTTTGCATGAGTCTGGCATAGCGAGTGCAAAGGGAGTAAGTCCACGCCGAGGAATATCGAGTAAGGGGAGGTTAGATACGACTTCATGCATTGACTTGTGAGACTTACCTCCATATCTATATCCGTACTCCTTGTTGAGTTCATCTGTGAGTCTATATAACCATTCATAGTTGTCGAGACTACTGCGTACCCAGATGCTACAAGGGTGGTTATGCATAGTAGGAAGATAAGGGAAATCACGAGGGTCATTTGTCTTTTGCTCTCTAACTTTTTCCCATTCTTTACTTTCGAGTTTTCTTGGTATGAACCCTGCATATTTATTTATCCAATGTGCTGTGCACAATAACTGTGCAGACTCTAGTATCATTTTGATAATATGTTTATCGCAGTGATACTGCGCACACTTTTCAATGTTTTCATCTAATATAAAAATGTTCATAATGATATATTATACTAAAAATGAAACTAGAAGTCAAGAACTATTTTGAGTTAATCTTATTTTTTGAAGTACCAGCATATAGTCCAAACCATGCTGCTCCCGCACCTACAATGATACTTATTAAACCTGATTGCTCTAATGTTGGAGCCTCTAAGTCCATAAACCACATTGTAGAATAGTATAATAAAAACATATAAATTCCTAAAAATGCTCTAGGAAATATCCTCCAGCTATCAACTGCTTGGGATAAATATATCCATTTTTGATAAGGATTTTTACTACTATCAACTGTTTTTGTGTCTACTTCTAGTTCTATCTGTATGGTCTTTTTCTCCACATCAGCCATCACTATTCTCCTCAGCCCATTTTCTAACGGACTCTTTTGAAACTTCTTCTTTAGTTTCTAATGCTATTACTCTGTCCTCTAATTCTTCTATCCAATCTTCTAAATCTTCAAATCTAGCTTGAGCAGCAGGGTTTTTATCAAACCATTTACTTGCTTTTTGCATAGCCCACCACTCTTTAATAAACTTTACCATTTTTCGCTGTAGTGAAACTCCCCTGTATTATAATCCCAGCCGTTTGTTTGTTTAAAAACCTTTTTGCCGTATGCGTCAAGGTGTAATTCTTCTTTACTAATAGGGTGTGAGTGTGTCATTGGGTCATGGTCTGTGCCTACATATCTAAATGCTTTTGAGCCTTCTGAATATCCGCCTTGCCCTTCTAACTTGCAAGGAGGAACATGGTCAAACTCGCGCTCACACTCACAGTTATGTTTTACACTATACTTACCAATATCTAAATTACTGCCATAGATGTACTCTCCATTAGTCATCTTCATATAAATCATTTCATGCACTTGTGCCATTGTCATTCCTCTTTAAAACTTTTTCTTGTTCTTCAACAAATTCTATATAAGGACACTTGTCCTCTTTCTTTTCTTCTTTTTTCTTAAATAAATTCTTGTACCAACTAATCAGCAACTGTAGTAACCTCCTTATAATATACTATTACTTGTTGTAGTTCTGTTATAAACCTTTTTAATTCTTGAGTATTATAAGCCATCAGTTCATAATCTGGAACTGACATAGCAAAAAATACTATTTGCCCTTCATCTTTTTTAATTCTTTCTAAGAACTCGTCTATGTTCTTTTCTGATACTACATACCACTTGGGCTCTTTTAAATCTATTTCTCTTGGTAATGCAGGTTGTATTATCTCTCTATCTATTGGCTTTGCACTAACACTAATCTGTCTTGTCGTTGCACAATTCGTTAGCACTATTGTCAAGACAATCAATATCCCTACTAATTTTTTCGATTGCATCAAATACCTCTTTTGTAGCTTTATTAGCTCTTGTTTCTATTAAGCCAGGCTTTGCAGCTGCTAGCTTTGTTAGATTGTGTCGTCTAAAAATATCAAGATAGCGATTCATTTCTTTTTGTGCTGCCTGGCTCTTTTTAGTTAATTCTGTGAGTTCTTGTCCTTGTAAGGAAAAATCTTTCTGTAAAGTAGATATAGCTTCTTCTTGTGTTTGTACTGCTACATTTAGTTGTGCATTATTTTCTCTTAGTCTTTGATTTTCATTCCAAAGCCAAGCACAAGCTATACTTAATACTACTATAATTCCTATAAATACTTTACTCATTGTCCACACACTACAAAGACACCATCAACAACTTGACATTTATCTCCTTTGTTCAGCATTATACTTCCTGCTGAAGCTTCTTCTTCAAATTTTTGTATAAATTTTTCACTTGCTTCATCATATGAAACAACTATATTTTCTTTACTACAACTTAATCCTAACATTGTAAAACTTACTATTGTAAATAAAAATATAGGACTAAAATTTATTAGTAAATTCTTATCCATTACAATCTCCTTCTTATTTCATCTGCAATAAAATAACCAATACCTATCCATATTGCAGTATTAAAAATGAAGAAAAAGATTTTTTCAGGAACGGTAAAAATCCATATTAATGTTTCCATTATCTTCCTCTTTTATTAATCGTTGTAAAAACCAGTCGGCTTTCTGTAAATCTTCTAAGCCGTTCTTCTTTTCGTATCTCCATAGATACTTTATTATACTTGCTTTTAAGTATCCTTTAAACTGTTGCTCATTTAATGAAGCTTTTATTGCTTCAATACATTCTATGTCGCCAGACTTGTAGTGGTCAGGGTTGATACTATCTGTCATTTCCACCAAATCCTACAATAGTCTATATACTCCATAAGAGGTTTAAAAATCTCTTTAACTTTATCATCTACAGCTTTATTTGTATATGGGGCGATAGCTTTTAATAATACTTTACTTACTACAAGAATAACTATAAGTAAAACTGTTTTCATATATTCTCTCTTTGTTTTCGTTTGTGTTTAAGATATCTAAGGTATCTTTTCATATTTCTTTCTATTTTATACTCCATATAGAGTTTAAATACTATAAGTCCAACTATTACAATTACATTTAACCAAACAAAGAACATTACCAGCCGCCATCTTTATCTCCCTTTTTCTTTTTAAATTTAAAGAAAGTTAATCGACCACTTAGTCCAAACAAAACAAAAGCAGTTATTAAACTAACAACTGCTATTGCTATAAAAATCTGTATTGCTGTATCTAGCAAAACTATAACACTCATTTCGTACATTATGTCATAAATTGTATAAACTCATACACGCTTATCACAAAATAAGCAAATGCAAAAGATATTAATAGTATTTTCAAGTTTCTATCCCTTTTCATTTAATTGTTGTTTAGTCAGGATTAAATCTGCTTTTACATCTGCATTTTCTTGTCTAATTTTTTGTCCAAGCATTTGTGTAAATTCTTCTAAGTACTCCTCTAAAGTCATACCTCTTTCACTAGCATGTGCAGCGGCTTTCATTAATAACTCTGAGTTTAGTTTTAGTTTATACATCTTCCCAAGCTTTTCCTTCAAATAATAACGCTTCTGCTTCTCTTCTGCGAACAAGTCCGTTTAATACTTCTCCACCTGCTTTGTTCCATCTCTTTATCTCATAAGGAACTTCATTAAATAGTCCTTGATTTAAGACTTTTAATAAAGTAGACTGACGAAGATTAGTTGGTCCAAGATTATATACCCATGCAACTAGTGCATCAAATTGGTTTTGTTCTAATCCTAACTCTACCATATTGTTGATATAGCCTTCATATTCTACAAGTTCTTCTTCAAGCATTTCTTCTGCTTTCTTTAAGGATATGTTATCTCCTTCTTTGACTCCTTTTGTATGTCCATATCCAATAGTCCATACTCCAACTGAGTCTTGATAGGCTTGTAATTCTATCCCTTCAAACTTTTTAATTAAGGCTATGCCTTCTTTACTTATCTTCATTTTTTCTCCAATGTAAGCAACCTTTTTCTCTCCATATCTTTCGATACTTCTCCATTCTAGTTTCATGTTCACTTACTGCTTTTTTATACTTAGACATGACATCAGCGGCATCATCTACTGCTGAAGGTAGTTCATCTCTAGGATAATATGGTACTCCGTCTAGCGTATGCTTCTTCATATCATTTAATAAATTCTTGAAGTTCCGCATAGCCACCTATGTGCAAGAGAGATGAGTCAGGTTTTACTGCATCATCTTCGTTATATTGTTTAAATATCTGAGGCATTGTTCTAGCAGTTGGAGCCAACTGCATGAGTTCACTTATGCTATAATCTACTCCAAGTTGATAATAACTAAAGTCTATATCTTTACTACTACACAACTGTTTAGCTTTATCGCAAAAGGGACAATCCTCTTTACCATAAATTTTAATCATTATTTAATCCTATGTAAAAACTCTCTCCACAACCACATCTAGCTGTTTCAAGAGGGTTTGTAAATGTAAATTCTTCTCCAAACTTATCTTCTACCCAACCCATTTTGGTTTGTGATAAAAAAGGTTCGTTCTTTGAATGAACATACAGTATTTTTTGATATACAATATCATCTAAAGTTGGTTTGTTATATTCCAACTTTAAATCATACTTATATCCACTACAACCAAATTGAGTTAAAAAGAGACGAACGCCACAGGCATTTGCTGTGGCAGTTCGCTCTTGTAGTTTTTCAACTGCTTTTTTACTAATTTCCATAGTGTATTAAATTGAAGTTGTTCCCCAAAGTAGAAATGCTAATATACATAACATTAATGTAAATGGCATTTTATTTTCCACTTCTTGTTTTTCAAAATCATACAATTTTCTTACACCCTGTCTTAGCTTAGTTGCTATTGTTTCCACTATTTATCTCCAAAATCTTTCGTGTGGAATTCGGAGTTCTAGACAAGGCGATTGTCAATAAGCCATTTGCTAATTCGACATTGTCTACTTGAATGTCGGCATTAATAATGAACTTTCGTTCAAAAGACTTGAGACTTAATCCCTGATGAACAAACTGCTCTTCTCGGGATAGTTTTTGTTCTTTTTTCCCTCTTACGAGTAATTCAGTCTTATCCTGAATTAACTCTAGTTCTTCTTGTTGCCAGCCTGGCACAGCAATCTCTAAACGAAAACTGCCTGCTACTGTATTTTCGACTATGTTATATCTAGGGTAGGAGGTATCTGAGTTCTTCATATACCAGTCGTTTTCCATACCTAGCCAAATTTTGCTAAAATCAATCGTCATAATTATTCCTCCAAATGTTCACGATTTGTTAAACACTTTGTATCTCCTAATCGGTAGATACACCAAATATCGAGGTATTACTATAATACTCCCGATACTTATATTATATCAAAAACATACCAAAAAGTCAAGAACTATTTTTAAGTTAGTCCTCAAAGTCAATATGTTTATTCTCTTTCATGTAATCTAGCGTAGCTGAAATCCCTTCTCGTTTGCCTATTTTATAAGCGCCCCAAACGGCAATCCCTAGCCATGCTATGTACGCATAATCTATTTCATTCATAAATATATTATACCAAAATATAAGGGCAAGGTCAAGAAATGTATCAACACTTGGTAAAAATAGTTCTTGACTTCAAGGTCTGTTTTTGTTATAATATATTAAATTGATAGAAATATCAATTCGTTCATCTTACCATGTAAGACGGAAGTAGGTAAAGGGAAAACCTCCTTCTTTGAGAAGGGTTAGCAAGTAGCAGTAGCGAACGAGACCGAACTTTATCCGAAGGAACGCATGAGAAGGGTTAGCGGATTTATCCGTGAGTACGAAATCGAATGTAAACTGGAGGAAATATGTTTTACAGAGGCATAAAAATAACTCCCGAAAATGTAGCAGTTGAAAAAAGAGTTTTAACTGGTGGCGTTTATCGTGGAGTCAAGCACGACCCAGTTAAGAAATCAAAATCCATAGCACGCTTCGACGGTATTTATCGTGGAGTTAAGTGGGAAGGTTAATTCTTAACTAATTTATGAGGGGAGGCTTAGGTCTCCCCTTTTTATTTCTTGACTTTGAACTCAAAACAATATATAATAGATTATGACTAAACAATGGACAACGCCTGAGAAGCACAGACTCAAAAAATACTACAACGCTGTTGAAACAAAACAGTTGTTGCTATTATTTCCTGGGCGTTCATTACAGTCAATTCAATCACAAGTCCACTACCTAAGAAAAAGAGGGTGGACTTTTCACACTAGGAGAGACAATGCCATCGATTGATTGTAAAAATATGCCAACTCAAAAAGCTTTACGCATATTCAAAAGAAAATGTGATAACGCTGGAATTGTACTCGAAGTTCGTAAGCGTCAGAGTTACGAAAAGCCGAGTGCCAAGAGGCAGAGGTTGAAAAACGCTGCGCGAAGACGCAATCAAAAGGAATTAAGCAGGATAAAATCACTAGCTTTAGAGGCAAAGAGGAAGGATAGACTTATTCCTTGACATTCCAAAACATTCCAC